CTAAAGCTATGCGTTGTTCTTGACTCATAGTAGCAAGTTTAATAGCAACATCTTTACTTAAACCAAAAGTTTGTTCTGCTACTTGTCCAAGAATATTAAGATTTCCACCAAACTGAGAATTCAATTGGCCTAATTTATCAGCTACTTTTAACATGGCTTCAGTTTTATTGAACTGATTACCCAGCATATTTTGAATATTTGCGCCACCGGAAATAGCTAAGATTGCTCTAAAACCAGATTCCTGTGAGCTAATTAAGTTACCAGCCTCTTCGAATTTTCCATTTAGGTCTGATACTGATATATTTAATGCTTTAGCTAATCCAGTTAAGGATACTAAGTCATTCATCATATGATTAGTAGCAGTTTTACTTTTATTTGATGCAATTAACAAGGCTGTTCCGACAGAATTAATAGCTTCTTTTACGTCACCAAAAGAGATATTTCCAAGTACTCCGGAAGCTTCTACGCTTCTATTAAATGCTACAAAACTTCCACCCAAAGCTTTTAGACTATCTCCACCAAGTTTAGAGCCTCTCATAATACCAGAAAAGAAGGATGCCAATTCCGTATTAGATTCTCCAGTTACTTCATGCAATTTCATAGTAGTTTCAATCAAACTTCTATTCATAGCTATTGCTGGATTTAAACCAGATACCATATAGGCTTTAACAGTAGTTGTAATTTCACCTAAGGCAAATCCATATTCGCCTAAGTTCTTAATAGTTTGATTTAAACCTTCATTAAACTGCATTAGGCGTTCTCTTGTAACGCCACCCATTACTTTATTAAAATCATTTAATTGATCTTGCCAATCAATCGCAGCAGTAACTACGTTCTTGGCTAGTTGTAACAGGGCAATACCTAGTGTGATTAGTGTTGAAATACCTAAGGTAGCCATTGATGCTCCGGCAGCTACCAGTCTTCCCATTGCAGTAGCCCCTTCTCCTGTCTTAAAGAAGACTGATGTAAGATTTGTAAGACCCTTGCCAAAGAAGCCTAAGTTATTATTATAAAAATTCATTCCATCAGCTCCAGCTTTAGAGGCATTTCCAATAGCCATCATATTCTGAAGAAATCTAACGTTATCTGGAAGTAGGGATTGAAGCGCTTTTTTGATTCCTGGTAATTTACCAAAGAAAGTATTTTTAAAATCGGTAGTCTTATTAAAATCCAAAATATATTTTTGGATAGGATCCATATTTTTCTTGACTTGCTGAGAAGTCTGTGGATCCCATTCAATACCAATTTTAGCTAAATACTTTCCAAAGACCTGTTCGGAACCAGATCCTTGTCCTGAAGGTGGTGTAGGATTATCAGCCATTAATTACCTATTCTTATAGTTAATTCTACTGCTTCTTGGCTTGTTGATCAAGAGCATTTCGAATGTCTTCATATCTAGATGTTTTCAAACTATTATAAAGAGAATCTAACTTAGAAACCGTACTATCTGTAACTTTTTGTGACGAACTAAAGTTAGCTCCGCCAATTGCCCATTGCAATGCTCCAAGGGCATTAATTGTGTTATTATGTAATCCAATTACTTTAGCTTGAAGAGCATGTTTTTCTTCAATTGATAACGTAGCATCTTCCATAATAAAGTTATTTAAAATAGATACTTGAAGTTCAGTTAAAGCTTGCGCTCTAGCCTCATTCCAGCTAGGTTTTTTATACTTAGTCATATAAGTACGTTGCTCTGCTTCAGAAATAGCCGTGGTTTGAGCTATAAAAATAGAAGTTTTTGTGTTATATTCTTCTAATTGAGCATTTGTTAACTTATAAACACTCAACCCACTAAAAGCAGAAGTTTCAAATGTATCAAGATTTACATCTAATAAAGCCTTCTCATATAGTATGTTTTTAGCTATATCATCTACCTGTCCTTGATTATATGCTTTATCTTTTTCTGCAATTTTAATAACAGATTTTATTCTACCTTGAGCAGAATCAGCGGAACTATCAGGCACTCTAACTGCTTGAATTTCCGTTACATAGTCACCAAGAGAAATTTTATGAGAAATCTTTTGCGGTAAGTATAGGCCACTTAACATAGCATTGTATTTGAATGTAGAACCATCCATTGATGGATAATAATTGATAATTTCAAACCCTCCAATACCTTGTCGAATAAGATAAGGATCTCCCATAATAGACATGCCAACAGAGAAAGGATAGTTTAAAAAGGTAGCAATTCTATGGCGAAGAATATTTCCGGCTACATTTTTAGCTGGGCTATCCTTTGATGTATTAGAATATTCTACACTATTCACTAAATAACGAGGAGCAATAGATTGTTTAAATCTGCCACGAATAGCTTTAAACTTAGGTAAATTTTTTGCTTCCCAATCCTTTAAAAATTCGCTTGGATCTTTTCCTTTAGTTTCCTCTTTTAGCCTAGCTGTTAATTTTTCTTTGAGTTTAGCGTTTGCTATTCTTTTTTGTTCTTTACTTTCTTTTACTATTTGATGAATATTTAAAAACGTACCTGTTTCTCTATATGCCATGTCTTCTGTATAGTTATCTTTCATTAATCCAATAAGATTACTAAAATTAGCAGTTAAATCTAAAATTTCACCTACACGATTTGAAAAATGTTTTGGAGAACCTAATAAAGTATCACTTACTCTAGCAAAAACATTCTGAGCACCACCATAAAAATAAGGTAACGCCGAACCGCCTGGACCGTAGATTAGTGGTAAATTTACAGCATTTAAACTATAATCTGTAGTAATTTTCGGTAATAAAATAAACGCACCTTCTTCTTCAGCAATGTCTGTACCATATAACATATTCGAAGAAGTATATAGACCAGCTGGAAAATGAGGAACATATATTAAAATACAAGTAGAGGCTATCTTTTCTTTCTCTTCTGCGAATTTTGTAATTTCTTCCGAAGATAATTTTCCGTCAGCGTCAAATTTAGCTTTTAAAGATCTAATCTCTTCTTCTGCCTTTGACGCATCTGTGATTTCTTTATCTAAATTTTGATTATCTACAGGATACCAACGACATACGATTTTACCCAAAAGTTGATTAATAGTATTTTCAAGTGTATTACTGTTAACTCTTAGAGCAGGAGTACGATTAGTTACAAAGAAAGTTTTATCTGATATTAACGCTTTAGTTATAGCATCTTTATCGAAGGCTCCAGCTTCTTTTTGATTATTATATGCTTTCAAGAAACCTGTCTGTAAGTCTGAAGCTTCTGCGTCAGTCAAAATAGCTGTACCATCGGGTCTTGTTTGCTTTGTTAACTTAGCTATCTCAGTAAGAACTTGATCTTTCGATGTATAATCTGAAGTAAGAGAACTTAAATTAAAATTACGTTTATTGTCTTCATTTTCACCAAGTACTAATAAATCGTCTAAAGTAAATAAACGAAATCCTAAAAACTTCTCTAAAAGCAGGCGCAGTTGAACCTGAGGCCAATTTTCTTTCAATCCAATATCAGCGGATGAGTTTTGAAGTACAGCCGAACCAGCATCTTGCAAAGTTAAGGTGAACTCAGATCCCATAGTTTTTCCTGGGTCTGACATACCCACATTCATAACTAAGAATGTCATATAGGGAGTCAATAGCTTTTCTGCTTTCCCATCAGTTCTTGCCACGTTCCAGCCAAATCTAATACGACACTGTGATAAACCAGCTTCGCTTTCTCCCTCATTGCTGGAAAGAAAAGTTAAAAATTCAATCGGAGTTCTGCTATATAAAGTTAAGGTACCTGTAATTGTAGAACTTACACCACCCATGGGCATATCTAAATTAAGGCTATCAAAATTAACATCTAATCCAGAATTGCCAGACTCTCCGGCGATATCGAAGTTAGTAAATGCCCCGTATTCTGGTTTTATTGGAGTTAAAGACCCTGTAATATCTACAACCCCTTTACTAGAAACACTACTAGCTGTAGCAGAATTCCCTAAGAAAGCAATGTCATCTACATTAGTATTGGGGATAATTAAGATACCATTAATCCAAACTTCAACATAAGGTGATCTAGTATTATAGGAAGGAAGTGCAGGGAATAAAGAATCTTTATCTCCATAAGTAGAATTCTCATTTCGAGTACTTAACAAGGCTTTTACTTTCTCACGCTCCTCGGAAGAAGTCATGAGATTATCAAGTAATGCATTTAAAGCATTAATATTATTAGTACGCTTTTGCTGTTTAGATAATGCAAAAGTAGTATTATTTTTTTGAAAATTAGCGTAAAAGTTAGCTAATGCAGTTGTAGTGGAATTCTCTGCCATTTATCTACCAAAGATCTTTGTTATTTGAGTTCCATAGTTTCTAGTAATAGCCGTTTGTACTGTAGCAGTAAGACCTGAGGAGATCTGAGCTAAAGCTGCGGTTTTGGTGGAGCCATTTGCATCTGTTGGTAATCCAAGACTCTTGAGATATGCTGTAGTATTGCCAAAATTAGCAGTTTTTTCATTACCTACTAATGTACCTTCTTGTCCAGCATTTCCTGAAATAGTATAAATAATACTAGTGTTATTATCGCCGCTTTTGATTCCAGAACCAAGAAGTCCTGTATTTTTATACTTATTATCGTTTATTGTATGAATATCTAAAAGATCTGGTGGCAATTCTCCGGCAGAAGTATATCCTCCGTTATGCCCAACGTCTACAATGTCTTCAGCATATTGCATTGTATTAGCTTCAGATACCACGGTAAAATTAAAAGTTACTTCATACATATAGGGAGAATGTGACGGTAGTGAGGTGCCTTTTCCATCAGTGGAACTGATGGGAGTAGATGATGTACGCCATGGTCCAGATGAGTCTATCGTTACACTTGTAACGATACAACGCAAGCGTTTCCATTCACCAATTCTAACTTCGACAGGTGATGGCATAAAGTGATTTTTAGAAGGAGTTACAAAGGCAAATAGCCTATTCTCTAAGTCTATTTTATCTCTATGATCTTTTTCACTATCTGAGAAAAACATTCCGGTTAAAGAAAAAGTAATAGCACTTGATGAAGCAAATACTTGGATTGGCTCAGATCTGCCATAAAAATCTTTCTGGTTCCACGTAGCACTTTTTGAAAAACTTATTTTATCTGGAGTAGAATCAAAAATAACATAAAAATTATCTCTACTAGTTCCACCACTTTGTGCTAGTTTAAATTCAGACTTTAAAATGACTGGAATAAACTTTGTAGTATGACTAAATCTAGGAACATTTAGTTTGCTAGTTCCACTTTTGTCAGAACGCATGAAATCAATGACGCCATCTACAATTGACGCAGTATCTCCGGAAACTATGCCTTTTCTGCGTAAAAAAGTACCCAGTCTAAAATCAGATAGTACTTGAACATCTGTTTTAAAACTTTCCGGTAAAGCTCTTCCGGCCCCAGCTAATAAAGAGGATCCCACAGTTCCCATAAAACTTTGACTAGTTCCAGTATTAAATTTAGAATAGTATCCGTTGGTTCCAGTGTTTTGAGTTATATCTATAACATTGTAAGATTGACTTACAATATCAGAAGCTTTACTTGATGGCGTTGGGTCAACAGCAGTTACTTCGGTTGTCATTGTTAATCCTTACACATTTAATTCCAAAAAGAGAAAAGGCCCTTTCGGGCCATTCTCTTGAGAGACTTAGCTGTTTAAGCTAATGAGATTCCGCCACCCTGGGGTAGAATGGAGAAGACCTCGATAATACGTTCTGCAGTCTTAGTTGGAACCAAAGAGATTTCCATTCTAAGCTCGTTGTTCTCACGAACGAGAGCAGTATTGACATTAGGACCTACATCGACTGTATAGCTCTGAATCGCACCCTTACGAAGATGATCTTCGAGGATTGTTTCAGCAACCTGCTTGAGTCTATACGCAGTGGTGCTGTCACCGGGCTCAAATTCGAATGCCTTGGACGCAGTAGCAACTACCTTACGGAGTTTGAGAAGGAGTCTGCGAACATTTACGCGATCAAGAGCAGTTGTAGTAGACTGTAAGGTCTGCTGGCCCTTGATATAAATTCCATAACCTGCTTCAGTGTGAATTGGATTGATCTGAGACATTGCGAGAATATCTCTGTCACCCTGAGTTAAAATACGCTCAGTTCCAATTGCCTCTGAAAGAGTTCCACGAGTTCTTCCGGCAGGAGCATAATAGACATCAGCTACCTGATCATTATAAGCATACTGACCAACTACCTGACCACTAGGAGGAACATAAATGTCCTTCTTGTTTACAGTATCAGTAATCTTAACCCAAGGATAGTACATTGCAGCATAAGAACTATTAATGTTTGAAATAGACTTTCTGTAATTAACAACATTCTGAACAGTAAGACCAAAAGGAGTATCAAGAACTGCGATAGCATCTCCTCTGTTCTCACAGATAGAAGTCATAACTTTTCCAACAGACGGATCAGAAGACCAGCCTGGGGCAATGAGTACGTTTACGTCAATTACTTCAGGATTTGAGAAGGCATATACGCCAGTGGAGCTTGCAGCATCTCCAATGATTTCATCCTTAGTGATAGGAGAACCGATAGATCCATCCAGTAAGAAGGTGCTAAATGACTTATCATAGCCAGTTGCAGTTGCTGAGTAGGTAAGACCCTCAACTACACCGGAGCCTAAATCTGATGCAATAAGAACTGGAGAGAAGGTAAGTCCATCACTTGCGAGAGGATTTAACGTCACAATTCCATTAGTCATATTGATAGTATCTGTAGTTGTATAATCGATCTTCATCGAAATACGTCTAGAAGCAGATGCTACATTAGACTGAATTCCTTCAATTGTACCGTCAAACTGCTCTACTAAAGTAAAGTCAGAGATACGAGTTGAGGAACTTAATACTGCCTCAGATACAACTCTTTCATATACACGTAATGTATAATTCTGAACCTTATCTGCCGTTTTATTAGCGGTATCAATTGTTAATGTTACCGCAGTATTACTAGAGTCTGCTTCACCAATACTAGAAATCTTAACTATAGTTGGAACAAAGGCAGTTCCAGCAGCTTCCATAGCCCACTTAGGTCTGCTCAATCCAGAAGTAAAGGAGCCAGAAATTACCTGATCTTTTACGACTAATGGAGAAACTGGAGCTGGAGTTAATGTTGAATACTTATAGGTTCCTAAAACACCGGCTACGAGAGATTCAAGATGAATCTCTACGATAGTGCCAGTGCTGTTTAAAGAGGTAGTTACTGCTTTAAATCCTCTAGAAGCTCCTGAAGCATCTACTGAACCAAACCCTACGAGGCCAGCGGCAACGGAAACACTTAAATCAGTTTTAAGAACATCTAGCTTAGTTTTGCCAATCACACCAGTCTTATTAAAGCCGTAAAGAATTCCAGCTAAGACTAGGTTAATCAATGATAAATTCTTAGCATTATTTCCAACAACTGAGGGATCGAATAAAGGAATACCAATTTCATACTTAGAACCAGAAGTTGCTAGAACTAACGTTTCTAATGCGGTAAATAAAGCAGCGTCATCAGCTGGAGCAGATAATGTTGCTAATAACGCATCCTTTTTAACATCACTGTTATAGGTAGTTCCTGCCTGGAAATAAGTTAATGTAACTGGAGTATTATTAGTTAATGCCGAAGAAGTTGCAATCGTCATTAAGGGAGTACTTTCCGCTGGAGCTACCCAAGTTCCTGGGACAGCTAAAGATAAAGAACCCACAGCGTAAGCTGAAGCTGGGGAATTAGTTGTTGGGAAAGCACTTACTGGAACTTTAATCTTAGGAGCAGATGAGGTTCCTAGCACATCCTTAATAGTAGCATTGACTCCCTTACCGGCGCCCAATGTAATATTAACATAGTTGCCAATAGCAAAGGATTTGTTTGCAACAAAACTACCAAAATCTGCGCCAATAAGTCCATCAGCTACAACAGCCTGAGTAGAATCAGTTGGATTAAATCCCGGAAGTAACGTGCCAACACCCAATGTAATAGTCTTATCAACACCAGTAACTGTAGCAGAATCTGCTAAATCAAAGGTTAAATCAGAGGCACTCTGTCCACTTAATGTCCAATCGCCAGCATAGGGAGTAGAATCGGCTGGAAGAACAAACGCGGATAATGCTTTCTTAGAATCTGTTGCACTAACTCTATTTACCCAAAGAAGGTTGCCCTTTTTCAGATAAGACATAGCAGCATAGCCTAAATAATGCTTGGGCGATACTTGTCCAAAGATATCAACAAATTCTTTCTGTGAGGTAATGAGAACAGGAACATTGGTTGGTCCCTTATCTGCAGTACCTACAATACCTACGATAGTTGAGGAGAGATCTGTAACATAGGCACTAAGATCTCTTTCTACTGTATAAACACCTGCAGATACAAACTGTGTCATTCTAAAATCCTTTTATAAAAATGAGACCCAAATCTATTAGACGCCAGATGAAAGAATAAGCTTAGCTTCATCAACGGCCATAGTTAAAGTAACTTCCTGAGACTCATTCGAATCCCACGCTAAATCTTTGCGAGAAATATTCTTTGGCCATGCACCTACTAGAAGCCAGGATTCTACAACAGAGTGATCGGGGCCGTACATGAGAAGTGTAATATTTTTCTTATACTGAGCAGGGAACCCCATAAGCGAGGTATTGATGTTATATACCTGTTTGTGCCAATCATCGAGTTTTCTGCCAGCCTTGTTATCTACGAAATCATAGAAAGTCAATGTGATATCGTCGTAAGTAACTTTAGAACCAGCTACTTTATATAGGTTATGCATTCTGTGAACTTCTACCTGCTCAACATTGATCTTAGGTAGGGTCGCAGATTTGCAAGTGAGTCTAAGCTCATCATCTAAAAGTAACTCATATCTATTTAAACGTTTTGGTTCCTGCGTATTTGAAACCCAACCCATAAGACGCTCGGCCATATTTTAATCTCCATGTATGCTTTTTATTATTTTTAAGAGGGAATACTTATGTATCACCATGCTAATATAATTTAATTACGTTAGTAAAAGATTCCCAATCACTTGCTGTAGTAATGTGTCCATATTCTTTATGAAAGGCGCGGTGCTCAGTTCCTGTAATGACTATAGCATTAGTTGGATCAAACAATTTAGTACATCCTAAATAGGTCTTCATAGTTAATTCATGGGTTTTAATTAGATATGACACGGAATCTAAATGATGTACATGCAAAACTTCCCCAGTTATACCAGAAAGCTCTGATTTACCTTCGGCTCTAGCTAAGCAATACTTAACAAATTTAATGTAATCATCGCATGAGCGTAAAGCTTCTTGTAGAGACAAGTTCTCTCTTGGTGTACCAGTCCCGCCGTTATTTAAACTATTTAACTTAATACTTGAACAGCCACATGATTTTGTTTCGCCTCGTTTTAATCGGTTAGCATAAACCTCAATAGTATTACCGCAAATACATTTACATACATATTTATAACCCTCTGTTGATTTAATGTCAGTTTTATCTATAACTGTAAGCAGGCCAAGGGATGTACCTAAATCTATGAGTTTAATATGCCGATTACTAATTAAAATGCCAGTCTTACATCCACAAGAAGTAACAAAGTTTCTATTGAAATCGTGCTTTAGTACTTTTTTTAAATTGCCGCAGATACACTTACACTCATACCCAGCATAAGTTCTAGTTTTTCCTTGTATACGGCATTGACTAAGAACAGTCAAATATTGAATATCCTTACTCACCACCGCTTCCACCTGTAATATCATCAAAAGAATGATCAAATTGAATGACCACTTTTAACTTCTTATTTTTTTCTTTCTTTTTCTTATCTGGAACTACCTTAGTAGCATGCCCTGGATTTTTTCTATCCTTCATACTTTTATACATATCCAATAAGTCTCTAGTCTTTTTCATATAAATCCTATAAGTTAATTAAAAAATTAAAGCCACCGTATGAGGGTGGCTTTAAGAAATCATTGGCTGCTTATCGTAGCCAGGATCTAGTAAAGAAAGATCTGGTAAACAGTTTATTAAATTCTTCAATGGTAGACGTAAAATCATCTACTGTTACTTCATTAGCATACTGAGAATTAAAATCAGCATCTGACATAATATTTACAGACAGTTTATCATTCTTTGTAGCGAGAACTAACCAATCGCCAGCTTTACCTTCGTACTTCTGGCCTTCAATTGTATAAACAGCATCAAATTTGAGCTGCTCTGCTTGAACTTTTTCAACCTGAATAGGTTGTGGACGCTTTAAATAAATGTGCATGTAGCACTCCTTTCTAGGAACAATTGGGAATGAATTTCCCAGCGCCAGTTATATCGGAAAGAATATTTAAAAGTTTAGTATAAAATTCATCTAACGATCCGTTATTAGTAATAATATAATCATAGTCTTTGTATATATCCATATCTACCTCAGAGGCATGTGAACGAACATCTGCACCACGATCAAATCTAATCTCATCATCAGTTTCAATTTTAATTAGAACAAATCCATTCTTTTTACATGCTTCAAATTCGTTCATAAACCGTGCATCTGTAATTATAATATTATCATTAGAATCTAAATCTAAAGTATTAAATAACTTATCTAACCAAATATTAGAATCGTGTGATCTGCCCCATTCGGTACCCAATAATTGTAATAATAACCTATCTTTTGTCCTAGGTAAGCCAACAAAATCTTGAATCATATACATCAAATCATATAAAGGATCTGCAAATTTTCTTACTTGACCAGGATAAGATTGTAATATAAATTCTGCAGCACAGTCTTTTCCAGAACGCTGTTTTGCAGCGAAAGCAATTCGTAAAGGTTTCATCAATCACCAAAAAATGGTTTCGCTTTATCTGTTACTATCTTGATTAGATCCTCTGGAGTAGGACAAACACGCTCATTTGTAAACACAATTCTCAAAAGAGATTCAGCCAATTCTAAATTTAATGTATTAGTATTTCCAGAATGGGCGTCAAAGAAGTGACAGTCTTCGCATAGTGTTATTAAATTACAGGGCTCTAACAGATAGGAACGATATTTAGATTTTCTTAATATGTGATGTACATGAAGTTTCTTTTTAGTATCACAGAGAGCGCACTTATTGCCATCTCTGGAACGAATTTGATCATGCAATGGTTTTACAACAATGTAATAAAAAAGACGATGCTTATTAGTTTTAAACATACTATCCGCACCTTCTTGAGCTTTTCTGATAAGTTCTCTATTATAATGGCCGCAAGAAACAGTAGTTGTCCCTAGCTTATCGCCTCTTATAGACTTAATCACACCGCAGGAGCATCTACATGTCCAATAGACACGATCCATTCGCTTTCTGTCGCGCTTGATCACTGTAAGTAGGCCGAAGGTCTTGCCTTTTTTGGACTTCAACTTCATAGTATGAGTATCGGCGCGGATCTACTCATCTTTAACTCTATTCCATTTCCTATTAAGTATTGGTAATTTATAAGTTAAAGCGAAACATTTGAGTTGTTGCATAGTTTCGGATTAAGTAAATAACTTATAACGTATCGGTGTAAACTAGACACAAAAAAAGGGTGGTTATTAGCCACCCTAATTTGATGTAACTTATACTAGCTCTTAGCCTAAGACCCCAGTTTTATAAAGATTGGAAACCTGGAGAACTCCAAGACCCTTGTCACCATCTAATAGGAGCTGGTGATCGTATCTCTGCTGCAGACCAACTACGGTACTGAAGATGTCGCCACCAAGTACGTCGATAGAAGGAGGAGTGAGGTAAGTTACGAATGGGAAGTACGCGTAAGGAGCCTTTGCAAGATCCTTGGATGTGAAGCCCATGAGAACCTTATCGGACTGAGGGAATTGAGGAGCCTTAGCTACTGTGAAGTTTCCAACTGTACCGAACTTCTCGCCGCCTACTTCGAAGTTACCCTGAGCCTTGTGGTCGTTGTCAACCATACGGAACTCATTGGTGTTCTGTAAGAGGGTGAAGATGTGTGGGTGAGTGATAGCGAACATTCCTTCACCACGTAGGAACTCAATGCTCATATCGTTTGCAAGGTAATTCATCTTGTGGATGAGTTCCTGGTTCTTCTGGAACATAGTTCCACGGAACGTATTTGCAGCGTAATCGGCATCGTAAGCAGTTATCTTACCAGCCTTGCTCATCATGCTCAGCATGATTTCGAGGTCGATTTCAAGAGCCATAGACTCTGTCATTCCGCCAACGAGTTCCTTAAGAGCGTCAAGCTTGCCTTCAGTGTAAGCTTCGAGATCCTGAATTGCTTCAGCTGAGATCTGAGCGAAGTTCTTACGGCTCTTAGCAACAGCATTAATTGTAGACTGCTTGAAGCTAATTTCAGCAAGGCTCTTATTACGTTCCAAGTTGTACTGATACTCAACCTTATAGGTTGCAGTTCCAGCTACAGTTAAGGCAGGAGAAGCAGCGGCCGCAGCGGATGCAGTCTGTGCAATACTGTAAGTGAATACGCCAGATGGGCTAGTGTAAGTTCCGCCAGTTCCACCGTTGACACCGGAGAGAACACCGGCACCATTATCAGTTGCTACGATCTTCTGGTTACGAGGATCAGCGGAGTCAAATACATAAACAACAGCTGTACCAGCAATGAAAGGAGCGTAGGTTACAGTTGCAGAGGAAGGTGCAGCAGTTCCACCAGTCTCAAAAACCTTCTGTGAGGAATAGAATGGATCAATTACCTTGGTGCTGTCCTGGTAAGTCTTCTGAGCAGCGCCAGTTGCATAACGCTGATAGTTGGCTGGATCCATGAATTCATCGCCAGCAGTTGTCTGTCCCTTTGTGGTATTGCGGGAAAGACGGAAAGTCTGGATGAGCTGGGTAGGAACGTCAAGCTGACGAGTTGCAATAAACTTTGTAGCAACAATCTGAGGGAATACACGGGTGATGATTGTTGGCAACATTGCCTTGTTATAGGTAGCAACTGAGGAAGAAGTTGTGGCTTCTGCTAGTGGCTGGTTCTTTGTAGCATACTGAAGGGACTTTACAGCGTGGAGGAATACGGTATTACGGTAGTCAGCATCCTTGATTACGCCTTCTAAGTTTTCGTTGAAAGTCTTCCAGAAGGAAGTTTTGCCAGCTTTACGAGCAGCAGATTCATCCTTTTCTAGGATGGCTCTTACTCTTTCTTCACATAGTGCTTCGAGATTTACGGGGTTCTTAAACATTCAGTGTCTCCTGATAAAATTAATTATAGTTTTGTTGCAGTTAGGTTGATATTAACCTAAGAAAACTTCATAGTCGAGAGCGGAATTTGACTTAGTTAACTCAGTGGAAGTCTTAGCTTCAACAGCTGCAGCCTTTTGGGCTTTAATTCCTTCTGCAATTACCTTAATCTTAGCTCTATCCTTCTGTTCTGGCTTTACTTCTGGTTCTACTTTCTTACTTTCAGCAAGCTGCTTTTCAGCGGCAACTTCAAGTTCTTTTTCTTTTAATGCTGATTTGGCAGCTTCTAATGCCTCACGTCCCTCAGTTAATGACTTGGGAGCCATCTTAAGAACGGTTTCATATAAAAGAGATACTTTATCAATTGGATAACCAGCACACTCAGATACTACAAGAGTGTGTAGATCTCCAGCTAATGCCTTAGTTTCTAATGTTTTAATCTGCTTGATAGCAGCATTAAGCTTGTCAGAAAGCTCCTGAATCTTATTCTGGTTGGCTTCTGCAAGTTCATTAATATTCATATGTGGAGCCATAACACGTACGGCCTGAGCAAATGCTTCTTGCATTTTAACCGCAGAATTAGAAGACTTTGCTTCCTCTTCGATAGTTTTTGTTAAGTTCTTAACGGCTTCATTAACAAATTCGTAAACTTCTTTGCCGAGCTTTTTCTTAGCTTCATTGAATTTTGTTTCATAATACTCTTTTAGCTTTGTCTCATAAAGAGCAGACTTAGCTAATACAGTCTTACGAAGAAGGAAAGCTTCCTTTTCGGCAACTTTCTTTGTTTCAGCTAAAGTAGCCTTCTCGGCATCAAGCTCAGCCTGCTTGTCTGCTACAGCTTCCTGAATTTGCTCCTGAACCACCTGACGTACATCAGGATTGGCTAACATTTCTTTGATCTGCTTGATATCCATATTGAATCACCTGTATAAAAATAATTACTGCTTATTTAGTAGCATGGTACTAAAGTCTGTGCGTAAATCTTTAATAAATTTCTCGCGCTCTAGTGCAGCCTTTAATTGTCTCTGGTAATCGATTCCTTCATTAACAGGCTGTACGAATGCTTTATGAGTAGACGGATCGTGAACACAATCAAATGT